CCACCGGGCTGACCGGCGGCCTCTAAGCTAAGCTGTTCTGGCCCAGACGAGAAAGGCCGCCATCCCGGCTGGGGTGGCGGCCTTTTCAATGCGTGCATCACCCGATGGTGATGGCAGGAGCGGGGGCCCTGCCTCACTCTCAATCCATCAATATCTTGGCCTGGCTAACCCGCCATGGCCAACCCACGCAGATCTGCGACATTTTAAACCAGCTGTCTAACCGACACCGCCCACTACCCACGTCAGCGATTGACGCCGTAGGGGCACATGCAGGGCAAAGCTCCACGCGTAGATTTTCGCAAAGGTCTGCTCACTGCTCTGCCACCACGCATTAAGGCACAACGTCCGGCGATTTTCGGGCCTACAGCCTCAACTGCCCATGTTGGCGGGTATCTGCAGCAACCACCTAACATTTCTAATAAACGTTCTTTTTCAATGCTTTAACCCATAATATGGATATAATATCAACATAATCAGATTATATTTGATTACCCCAACATCTCGATTTTATTTTTCCGTTGAAAATCAAAGACATTATATAGGTCGCCGGAAAAAATTAGGTCCGGATTAGGTGCCTGACCTAACGTGAAAAACCGCAGTTTTCTGCGGCTTTCAGCAGCAGAATTCGCCGTGGTTATAAATGTTAGGCGGTTGCTAGATCGATACCTCGGCCGGAAATCCGCAGGATCCGCCTAGCCCGCCCCAAAAATGCAAAATTCGAGACGAAGAAGAGGCAAGCGAGGCGTGGGGGCGAGCGCGGCGCGCGGGATGCCGGCGGCCACCTGCCCCGAGCCTTGGTCCATCCCCCTGGCCCCTCGCATCGATGCCCGTCGATAGCCGTTCGATGCCGCCCCGTGGTCCCTCCGAGGAGCCCAGGCACGAAAAAGGGGCCGGGTGTGCCCGGCCCCTGCTGCCTCGGTTGCCATGCCTCACGCCTCGTACTGGAAGACCCAACAGCTTTTGGCGCTTCCGGTGATCGCGCTGTTCACGGTCAAGCCGGAGCCGATGAACTTGGGGTGTTCCGATTGACGCAGCGCCTTGCGCATGGCGCTATCGAGCAGCAGCTTAACCCCTGTTTCTGCGAATTTTTCTTGCAGTTCGGGCAGGCTCAATGCGAGCTTTCCCTCGCTACGGGCATGGTTGAACGCGATGCCGTGGGCCTTGAGGATGTCGAGGCCGTTCCACAGGTTCTGCAGGATATCTGGCGCCGCCAACGCATCCTGGCCAAGCTGGTCGAGCGGGGCCGCTTCTATCCCGCGCTGGCGGCACATATCTTCAAGCATGGCATAGATCATGCGGCGCTGACCGGGGTTGCGCGTGTGGATCAGCGTGTTGGACAGCCGCTCGATCTCGCGGTTCATGTCCCGCAGGGCCGCGATCGTGTGCGTGGTTTTTGTCTTCCCGTAAAAGCCCTGCCTGCGCAGACTGGGCAGCACTTCCCCGGTCACCCACCGCCGGAACCGATGGGCGGCAGTGCCGGGTGTGGCGGCGCCCTTTGAGCGCATGATGGCGGCATAGAGGCCGCTCTCATTGATGATTATGGTTTCGCCCTGACGCCCTATGTTTAACATATGGCGTTCGTCATCATCGAGCCGGGCCGCAACCTGGGGCGGATTACTGATCGAGAGGGCGCGGCAGACATCGGCGAGGACGAACCATGGCTCTCCGTTTTGTTCGATGGTGCGGATCGCCTGCTCTTCAAAATCAAATGCGACAATTGGATTGGTGCTCACGCGAATCTCCTCCCCCTATGTTTAGCAGATGCCGTCATCAGCCTGCGCGGCTCGATAGGCATCATGTGCCTTCCGGTAATTGGTCATCCCCCTGCTTTGATCGACCCCGTACAGGGGTAGGATCGGCAGAAAGAGATCTGGCTCACCAAGATCGCAAGCATCATAGCTCTCGTGGTCGGGCTCAAGATCGGCATCGCCATCGATCTGGTCGAGGATGTCGATCAGGGCTTCGATCTGCGCCTCGATGGCTTTGCGATCGGTAGGCATGGGCCCAAGATGGATCGTGCGCGGCAGGAAGGCAGCAGTTGTTTGATGTTTGCCCATCAGCGCGCGCTCCCGTCCATGTTGTGCTCGGCCCAGAGGCGGCGCAGCAACTCTTCGCGGCTGACTGCGGGCTTGCGGGTCTGGACGCGGCAGGCGGGTTCGGCGATAAACGCAACAGACTGACGCATGGGTTCTCTCCATGTGGATGTTTAGGGCGTCTTGGGACTGGTACTCCCTTGACGCCCGAACTTTATGTGCTCATAAAAGGGTTATGTCAACACTTAATGAGCACAAAAAAAGGATGGGCCGCCCCCCCGTGGATAGCGAACCTGTCCGACTTCGCATGGAGAGGGCGGATCTCGACGCTCTCGACCAATGGCGTCAGATCCAGCCAGATGCGCCTCCTAGACCCGAGGCTGCGCGCCGTCTGATAAGGCGAGCCTTGGGCCGGGACGCCGAGTAGAAGATACCATCCCTGCCGAGGATGGTGTCAGCGCGCGCCTGCCGCCACGCGGGTGCCGTCCTGCTTGATCACGCTGCCATCGCTGCACACGTAATCGCGGAACGCGAGCACGGGCAGGCCAGTCCAGTCGTTGAGCCGGAGCATACGCCGCATGATCGGCACGATCTCGGTCTCGAAGAAGGCGTCGCGGGTCTGGCTCACATTGCCCAGCCCACCGGCAGCCTGGGGGATCACGCCGATCAGGATCGGCGGGGTGCGGTGCGCAGCCAGCATGTCGTCGCGGCTGATGTTCTTCACCGCCGAAAATTCGTCTTTCGCGGTCACGTCCGCAATCGGCATGATCTGGATGCCGTCCTTCTTCCCCTTGGGGATGTAGACCAGCATGTTCTTGAAGTTGCCCACGCCCTTGGAACTGCCCAGCTGCTCTTCGATGGCGTCGACGGTGGTCTGATCGGCCAGTGGCTCGCTCACATAGAACACGAACCCCGCATGCGCGCCATTGAGGTAATAGCGGCGGCGGAACAGCGTGGCATTTTCCGAGAGCAGCCCGCTCTGCAGCGCCGACAACCATTCCGGCAGGCCATAGATTTCCTGTGCCACATCCGGCTGTTGCAACTGGAAAATCGTGCCAGGGGCGTAGGCATGCTCTTGCCCGCGCGCGCAATTGGTCCACCAAAACACGTCAGGTTCGATACCGGCGCGCGTGTGGATAGCCGGGCTGTGCGCCAGCGCGGCGATGCGCCCGCCCAGGTTCGGCACGCTCTCGAGATAGGCATTGCCCATCTGCAGGAAATCCAGCGCCCAGCGCTCGAACACGTCGGCCGCCAGCCAGCGCGAAGGCGTCTGTTGCGCCACAAGCAGATTGACCTTCAGGCCGATCGCGCTGCGGTGATAAGGCGAGACGTTGAACGTCTGCGACAGCCGCGCCATGGGCAGCGGCGGCTCGTACCAGCGCCCGTTGTGCCAAATCTCGAAATACTGGGCCAATTCGCGGCGATCGAGCACGCTTTCCGGCTCGCCGAAGCGGAAAACCTTGGCAGGCGCGTGGCTGGCCTGTTCCTCGGGCTGATCGGCCAGGGCCAGGGCGGTCGAGCTGGGTTCGGTCATCATCGGTCCTGTCAGTTGAGGAAGCGCACGCGCCCGGCCGGCGCCTGGATCTCGGCGCCCGCGTCGAGCGGTTCGTTGGAAAGAGCGTGGAGGATGGCCCAGGCGATATCAGCGTGGCCGATCTCGCCGTTGCGCCGCGCGGTATAGGTCACGCCGCGCTGGCTCCCTGTCAGCGTCGGGCGGATCGCCATGAAGGCCTGCATCACGTCGGTCCAACCGGCATCGAATTCGATACGGCCGGCGCGGAAGACGTTCTGGCCCTTGATGACCAGCGCAGTTTTGCTGGCCACCGAATATTCGATCTTGCGCGCCAGCGGGAACCACTTGCTCACCAGTTCCCACACCGCTTGGCCATGCCCTGTGGTGTCGATCGATATGTCGGTGACGTTGTAACGCTTGCAGACCGCCCGGATAGCGTCGGCCTGGCCCGCGAAGTCCAACCCGTTGAGCCGGATCTTCTCGAGCACCCGAAATTTGCCCCCCGGTTTTTCAGGGGGTGCCAGAACGGCTAGCGCCGCATCGTCCCGGCCCTGCTTGTTAGGGTCATAACCAAGCCAGACCGGCTTTTCCCCGAACGGCCGCCCGCCAGGGATTTCGATCAGCGCAGGTGCAAAATCCCGCCACTTGTAGAAGCTGTCCACCCGCGCCGGCGCGAGGCGCGCATACGGGAACGAGCTTTCGGAATCGTCGATGTCCTCGCATTCGAACAGGTTGCGGAACCGCTCATCCGAATACTCGCGGCGCAGCTCGTCCACATCGACCAGCTTGCCCAGGCCCTTGGCCACCGCGTCATGGATGGTGACGAGCTGTTGCCAGCTACCATCGGGCATGATCGCGCCGTTCCGCAGATTGCGATGCGAGATATCGAACGGCTGCTGGTCACCTTTCGCGCGCCCGGCATTCCACTCCTCGCCCGACCAGAAGCCATA